TTATATAACGCTCTTGCAGATATTCTTGACGAAACAACACCATACGAAAGAATATATCTCGTTCGTTCTCTAGTTTCAACTCGTGAAATTGGATTTTTACCTGGTGATCACGAAGATAAAGCAGATATTTACCAGATACCATATAAGAATATGGTAAAATATATGTTTCATATGCCAACTGATGCTGACTTTGAAATGTTATATGGTAATTTAAAACAACAGGACACTATCAAGTTCTGGAGTACATCATTCATTCGTGGAACAACTATCGATCAAGCGATTGTGTTAGTTGATGAGTCACAAAACTTGAATTTTCATGAATTAGATAGTATAATAACAAGAGTAGGAGAGGATGCTAAAATCATGTTCTGTGGTGATGCAAGTCAAACAGACTTACAGAAAACTAACGAAAAGAATGGCATTCTTGACTTCATGAAGATAATCGAACAAATGCCTGAGGAATTTGCAATGATTGAATTTAATGTCAATGATATTGTTCGTTCTGGCCTTGTAAGAGAATATCTTGTTCGTAAAATGGCTATGGGATTTTAATGTTTATTGTTGAGAATCACTTAGGTGATTTAGAATTAGAGAAAAAAGAGACCGACGGACTTCGCCTATATAAGTTACCCAGCAATGAATGGGTTCCTTCTATCACCTCTGTTACTAGTTTCTATAATCGAGAGGTGTTTCGTGAATGGAGAAAGAGAGTCGGGAATGAAGAAGCAGACCGTGTTACAAAAGAGGCAACTCGACGTGGTACGGACTTTCATGAAGCTGCACAAGCCTATCTTGAAAACAAAGAGTTAGATTGGAATGATTACCAACCACTGACTCAGTTTATGTTTCACAGTGCTAAGTCTAGTTTAGACAAGATAGGAAAGATACACGCAATAGAACGCACACTTTATTCTGAATACCTTGGTCTGGCAGGAAGAGTCGATTGTATCGCCGAATATGAGGGCGGACTCGCTGTTATTGATTTTAAGACCTCGAAGAAGATTAAACCAGAAGAATGGATTGAACAATACTTTGTTCAAGAGGTTGCATATGCCTGTATGTATTATGAACTGACTGGAATTCCTATCCAAAAACTTATCACAATTATGGTCACACCAAACGGTGAGGTCAAAGTTTATGATAAAAGAAACAAAGGTGATTACATTAAATTATTGGTAAAATATGTCAAAAACTTTATCGAAAACCGAATGGTGGTTAATGGGTGACATCAACAAAGCGCTTAAAGAAAAGTTTCTCTGTTCAGCACAGTTTGCACAGGACATAGAGGCTATTGTCAAGAATGACAATTTAGGTTATATTGATGCTATCGTACATTATTGTGAACAAAATGCCATTGACGTTGAATCCGTGCCAAAACTCATTTCAAAACCACTCAAGGAGAAGTTGAAATGGGAAGCAACAGAACTCAACTATCTCAAACGTACCTCAAGAGCAAAACTGCCCTTATGACTGGTTTTGATTGCTACAGAACTTATCTAGCATTCAAGAATCATTTTACGAAGGATAACTTTGATTATTTTAAGTATGGTGGTAAAACAAACGCAACCACCTCATCATTTAATAAGAGAAAGGACAAATATTTTTTTGAAAAGATGTCTCGTCAAAAGAAAGACGAAGATATTGTAGATTACTTTACTGCTATATTCTCTCAATGTGATGACCCACAAAGAATGTGGATAGGAGAGATTATAGAGACAGGCGAAGACAAATATAACGATTGGAAAAAGAAGATACAGAGTTTGAATTATCTTTTCAAACAAGAGATGATGCAGATTTGTAGTGACAAGGATTTTAACTCTTTGTTTGAATGTAAGAACGGTAAACATCCTATCATTATCAAAGAACATTTAAAGAAAAATATCACAACAGAAACATTAGTGATACTCGATGGTATGCTTGGATACAAAAAAGATTTTGATGCAAAGTTAGATGACTTTGTATGGAAAACCGTCAGTATGAAACTTGACAAATACAAGCCTTTTTTGTTAAATAATATTAACCTTAAAAAGTACAAACAAACACTAAAGGAGATTGTTGTCAAATGAAGTTTGATTCTAGTAGTGAGTTTTTTGATTCAGAAATGGTTCAAGCCAGTCTTGAGGACATCAAAGAACTTCAAGACTTAATTACACAAGGAATATTAGACACAGCTTTTGCCTCTGTAACAGGACATGAGGAGGATGAGGCGGAACAACTTGATTTGATTGAAGAGTTATTAGAGAAACAGAAACTAATGTACTTTAGATGTAAGTTGTCGAAGGACGAAGATGCGATGTTGGTTGCAGAGAATATGAGAGAGTCATTAAGACAGATGGGTATGCCTAGAGGTGCAACTGTAGAACAGATGTTTGATAATTTAAAGGGTTCAATTCGTAAGTTGAGAGAAACGCTTGACAACTAAATAGTAGTGTGTTATATTAATAATGTTGGACGCAACATGGGAGTGACTGAATAAACTTACTGGCAACCGCTGGTTAAGGTGATGAGACACAGGTGGTGCTGCTGCTCGCAAGGGTAGAACCGATCAACCAATCGGGTCTCAGGCAATAACGTATTTACTTACTGTAGTAATGCCCGTTATTTGTTGGTATACAGGAATCCAACCTCCCTCTTACTAAATAATAAGTAAAGAGTCATGAGAAAGAAAAAACTTAAATCACTTATACACGATTTAGAGATTCTTGTTGATTCTTTAAAAACTGAAATATACTCTGACACTAAGGCCTATACATCAGGTGTCGAAACTGGTGCGTATTACCAAGATGACGATGACGATGACGGTTATGCGGACTAACACACGGGCTAAAAGACTTGTAAAAGTGCTTGAAAAAATAATTGCTCAAGAACATCTATATACCGATGAGCAATTAAGAGAAATGAAACAAGCACTTCGTGTCGTGAAGAAAGAAATGGATATTCTAAATACTAAACTTAAGAGAGGTTTTGGTTCATGACCATAAAACTAGTAAGTGTTTCTCCGGATGCAGAGAAGACAATGGCACATATTGCCAGAGTTTCTAATCCAAATAACCAAGACAATCCAAACTATGCAGGATTGTTGAGATATTGTATCAAGCATAATCATTGGTCTGTTTTTGAGCAATCATCAATGACACTTGAGATAGAAACTACTCGTGCGATAGCAGCACAAATATTAAGACATCGTTCTTTTACATTTCAAGAGTTCTCTCAAAGATACGCACAAAGTAATGAATTAGGAAATATTAAATTACCAGAATTAAGAAGGCAAGATAAAAAGAATCGTCAGAATAGCATAGATGATTTAGACCCATTTGTACAACAGAAACTAGAGGCACAGATGATAACTCTATTCAGTTCTGCTCAAGCATTGTACAATCAAATGATTGAAGAGGGAGTTGCTAAAGAATGTGCTAGAATGGTGCTACCATTGTGTACACCTACAAGAATCTATATGACAGGTTCTTGTCGTTCTTGGATACATTACATTGATCTTAGAACTGCACATGGAACACAGAAGGAACACATGGACATTGCAGAAGCATGTCGATCTGTTTTTATTGAACAGTTTCCTATCGTATCGCAAGCCCTTCAGTGGGTCTAAATAACTATATCTAATATTAAATTATGGCGACCTATCCAGTAGTACATAAAGAGACAGGAGAGACAAAAGAAGTCTCCATGAGTGTTCATGATTGGGATAAATGGACAGAAGAAAATCCCGATTGGATAAGGGACTATTCAGACCCATCAACCATGCCCGGTGTTGGAGAGGTGGGAGAGTGGAAAGATAAATTAAGAAAGAAAAATCCCGGATGGAATGAAGTATTAGCAAAGGCAGCAAGAAGTCATGGAAATAGAAAAGATCCTCGTTTAGTTCAAAAACTATAATGCCAAGAAAAAAGAGAACCTCCGATCAACCGATTGGGGTTGGTTTGACAGCAAAACAATTTAAGAGAAAAAAACCTGTAAATGCAGATTACCTGATTGATGTAGACGCACTGACTGATAATCAAAAAAAGTTATTTGAATCTTATAAGCATAAACATATTGTTGCCTATGGTGCTGCAGGAACAGGTAAGACATTTATCACTTTATATAATGCCTTAGTTGATGTGATGGATGAAACATCACCATATGAAAGAATATACCTTGTAAGATCTCTTGTTGCCTGTCGTGAGATTGGTTTTCTTCCCGGAGACCACGAGGACAAAGCTGATATATATCAAATACCATACAAAAATATGGTAAAATATATGTTCCAGATGCCATCAGATGCGGACTTTGAAATGCTCTATGGTAATCTCAAGGCTCAGGAAACAATTAAGTTCTGGAGCACCTCATTTTTGAGGGGAACAACACTTGATAATTGTATTGTTATAGTTGATGAATTCCAAAACTTGAATTTTCATGAATTAGATAGTATAATAACAAGAGTTGGTGAAAATAGTAAAATTTGTTTCTGTGGTGATGCATCTCAGACAGATTTACAAAAGACCAATGAAAAAAACGGAATCGTAGATTTCCTAAAGATAGTTCGCACAATGCCATCATTCGATATTATTGAATTTGGTCTTGAGGACATAGTTCGATCTGGACTTGTCAAAGAATATCTTGTCGCAAAAATGCAGTTAGGTATGTAATGTTTAATCATGTAGAACTTGATCTTCCAAAACTTTCGAGAGAAACAATTGATGGAGTTCGTTATTATTCTGTACCTGATGAGGAGGAACTACTTAAGTTAGTTTCAATCACATCAGTTACGAGTCATTTTAATAAAGAGATCTTTGTTAATTGGCGAAAAAAAGTTGGTGACGAAAAGGCAGATAAAATTACAAAAGCTGCAACAACTCGCGGTACAGACTATCATACACTTACAGAATATTATCTGAAGAATGATAATTTACCAGAAGTGAAACCTATCTCTGAGTTCTTATTCAAGATCTCTAAATCCACACTTGGAAAGATAGATAATATTCACTCATTAGAAGGTTCACTTTATAGCAAACAACTTGGTATAGCAGGGACTGTTGACTGTATCGCAGAGTATAACGGAGAGTTATCAATAATTGACTTTAAAACCGCAGCAAAACCAA